CCTGCAGATCGAGCGCCAAGCCCGCACCGGGCAAGCGCAGCGCCGCACGCGTGCGGGCGACGGCGCGAAGCGCTGCCCCCCTGCTCTAACAGGGGGGGAAAGTCTCCAGACAGGGGCAAAGGTCGATTGGCTGACCCTCACTTGGCACCCCGACGCCGACGAACACATCCCGGCCACCATCCACACCTGGCTGACTGACCATCTTGGCGGCGTCATGGGCGAAGAGGTCAACGGCATGTTCGGCTACGAGCGCGGCGTCCGGTTCTATGTCCCGGTCGCTGGATCCGCCGTCCACGTCGCCCGGGTTGACTACGGTGGCCTGCACCATGGCGGCAGGGCTCGGCTGGACATCTCCGGCGCGGGCTGTTCGCGTGTGCTGTCGTGGTCTGCCATGCAGCACCTGGTGCAGTCCTTGGCCGATGCCAAGCTCACCCGCGTCGACCTGGCTGTTGACGCTCTGGAAGGCGAGTTCACCGTCGAGGACGCCGTCGACTGGTATCAGTCGGGCGACTTCAATGCGGGCGGCAGGATGCCCCGGCATAGCCTCGTTGGTGACTGGCTGGATCCCAAGTACGGCCGCACCCTTGAAGTCGGCCGGCGTGAGAACGGAAAGATGCTGCGCTGCTACGAGAAGGGCCGCCAGTTGGGCGACCAGTCCAGTAGGTGGACGCGCTTCGAGGTCGAGATCCGCAACAACGACCGCGACATCCCCTTCGACATCCTCACGAACCCTGACAGCTACTTCGTTGGGGCCTACCGCTGTCTGGAGCGGATCTTGGACGCCGCTGCAGAACGCATCAAGACGCACCAGAAGGAAGGCTCCATCAGCCTCAATCAGCTCGTTACCTATGCCAAGTCAGCCTACGGCCAGCTCGTGCACGTCATGCGTGCCCAGCTCACGGCTGACGAGGTTCTCAGTTCCCTATCCCGTCCAGGTGTACCCAAGCGGCTGGAGCGTGCAAGCCTTGGCGGGTTTTCTATCGGGTCGCCGCCTGACCTTCCTCACTAGGAGTTATCCATGAATGTCAATCAAAAGTGCATCATCAAAGGCGCAGGGTTCTTCGACGGCGAAGTCGAAGGAACGACCTACAACTCGGGCCAGCTCTTCATCGAAGAGCCGTTCGACCGCACCAAGGCCAACTACAAAGGCTTCCGCACGGTCGAATACAAGTGCATGGACGCAGATGTCGTTAAGCCTCTGATGCACCTGGAGTTCCCGATCACCGCCGACGTGAGCATGGAAATCAGCGCGACCAAGCGCGGGCAGCAAATCGTGGTCACCACCGTCAAGCCCATCGGCTTGGCGCAACCCACGCCTTCCGCGAACCAGAAAGCTGCGTGATTGCAGCCTGTACCCCTCCAGCGTCGGGAGACGTCGAGGGGTATGGGGTGCAATCCCGAATTCCCGGGACCACCGTAACGGGAGAATCCTATGAACGTCCTCAAGCAAGTCTGGAACGGCGCAAAGAACCTGGCCAAGAAGGCCGTCGACTTCATCACGAAGCCGATCAATGCAGCCGCCTCGGCCACCATGGCCGTCGCCGGTGCCGCACAAGCGGCACTGCCCACCGAAGTCAGCACCGCCGTGGACACTGCCAAGACCGACCTGCTGGCTGCGATCGGCATGGTGATGGCCGCCATGGTGGCTGTGTGGGGCCTGCGCAAGCTGGCCGCAAAGATGGGCTGGATGTAATCCAACTCGGCAAGGTAGGCCCATTGTGGGCCTGCCTCTTTCGCCATGGCATCCGGCACCGTCTCCGATCCCCAAGGCCGCTCCTGGCCTGCCGCCAGCAATTCGTGTGCTGACGTAAAGGCTGCCTTTACGCAAGCGCATGCCCAGCTGGGCTACCCCTCCTACTCTGCCAGCTCCTGCAGCTCAGATCCTGTAGCCGTCGGCACCGTCGTCACCTTCACCCCCTCCGGTCAGTGGACGGTGAGCGCAATCACCGCCACGGCCACCGCCAGCGGTGGCACTGGCGGATCCGGCGACACCAGCGGCACCACCACCGGCACCGTCTCGATGGGCTCCGGCACCCTGACTCTGACGGTCAAGGTCGAGCCCGCCCAGCCGTCGCCCGAGCGCATCAACGACTTGATGCAGCTCTTCTACCTCTCCATCGCCTTCCTGATCGTCATCTACGGCGGCAAGAAGCTCCTAAGCCTCTTTGACAGCAATCATGACAAGGACTGACCATGCCTTCCTCTATCGAGTTGTACGTCGCGGGTGTGCTGCTGCTCTCGCTCTGGGTTGCGTTTCACTAGCCCATGCCGGGTTTAGCACGGCGCAGGCCTCCAGCGGCTGGCGCATCGACTGGGACAGCGGCACCATGCAGCCCTCTGCCCAGTTCGTGCCTACACCTGGCGCAAAAGCGGCCGGCAACACCGGCTACGCCATCGTCAACGGATCGCTGCAGGGCAGCGCCACCGGCAAGCTGCCGCTGGGATCCAACGTCATCGACGTGACGGCAAGGGTGATTCCAAACAAACCCTCTCTAGGTGCTGCTGTCGGTCGCTTCATCTACAAGGTGGCGTGGCCTTTGCAGGTCGGCTCTGCGGTCTATGACCTCATCAAGGAAATGGGCCTTGATGCCTCGCGTGACGAGTCTGGCGCTCTGTCCATCGTCCAGCCTGACCCCAACCGCTGCACCGCTTCCCCTTGCTATCAGTACCAGCTACGGGACCCGTCCACCTTGCAAGGCGTCGGCGATTGGTACAAGGACAAAGCTGCCGCTTGTGTGGCTGGTAGGGCCATTGCAGACGCCAAGCATGGTGGTGCGCCATCCACCTCCTACAGCATGGACCCCTCGGCCTGCTACTACGTCTATCCCACTTCGCCTTACTCGCTTACCTATAACTTTCTCCAGCGCACGGTAAGCCCGAATCCTGATTCCACTGTGCCCATGACGCAGCAGCAGCTTGCGGACAAGATCGCCTCCGAGTCAGGCTGGCCCAGCTCGTCCAAGCTCCCCGAAGTGGTCAAAGAGGCGCTGGAGAGCGGCGAGACGATCACGGCACCCACCCCTACGGTGACCGGCCCTTCGACTGTCCAAGGCTCCAAGAGCACGACCACCGAAGGCGGCAGAACAGTGGAGAAGCAGACCATCTACAACATCACCTACAACAACAACCAGGTCAGCTACACCACCACCGTGACCACCATCACGAACGAGAACGGCCAGACCACCACCAGCACCGAGACCAAGGAAAACGAGCCGCCGCCCAACGAGTGCGCCAAGAACCCGGACAGCCTGAACTGCGCGGATCTGGACGTGCCTGCCGGCGAGATCCCGCGCACCTCGAAGAACATCGTCTACACCCCCGAAAGCTGGTTCGGTGGCGGCACCTGCCCGGCTGACAAGACCATGACCACGCACGGCATGACCATCAAGGTGTGGGACTGGCAAGGCTCCTGCTACTGGCTGGTGAACTACTTCCGGCCAATCCTGCTCATCATCGCCACCATCGTGGCGCTGATGATCGTCCTTCCAAGGGGGAACGCCTGATGAAGCTCGGCACCTGGTTGTTGGCCCTGCTCGAGCCCGCCGTCGGCCGGATCCTGGCCGCGCTCGGCTTCTCCGTGGTGCAGATCACTGGCTTGACCGTCGCGATCAACACCATCCGCGACAAAGTCATCCAAGACGTGAACGCCCTCCCCGCGGATTTGCTCAACGTGTTTCTGCTCTCCGGTGGCGGTGTCGCCTTCGGGATCATCACCGGGGCGATCACCACCAAGCTGCTCATGTGGCAGATCACCAGCTCGACCCGGATCCTCGGCGTCAATCCGGGCTAAGCCATGCTCACCCTCATCACTGGCGCACCTGGTAGCGGCAAGACGCTGTACACCATCGCCAAGCTGCTGCGGCCGCTGCTCGGCAAGACGGTCACGAAGCACAACGACGACGGCTCGACAACCGAGCTGCCTCGCACGATCTACACCAACATCCGGGGCCTGCTGGTCGATCACGAGCTGATCGACGAGGAACGGCTGAACACCTGGCACGAGTGGGCACCACCTGGTGCAATCATCTGCTTTGACGAAGTGCAAAAGCCTTGGCCGCCACGGCCGAACGGCTCCAAGGTGCCGGATTACATCCAGCAGCTGGAGACGCACCGCCACATGGGCGTGGACTTCATCCTGATGACGCAGCACCCGCTGTTGATCGACCGCAACGTCGTCAACCTGGTCGGCCGGCATCTGCACATGCGCCGGGTTGCCAACATGGCCTTGGCCGTGGTCTACGAGTGGGACCACTGCTCCCGCTCCCTGCTCTTCCGCAACTCGATCACGAAGTCCCCATGGCGCTACGACAAGACGGTCTACAAGCTCTACAAGAGCGCTGAAGTCCACACGAAGCAGCCGCGCAAGGTGCCCGGGCTGGTGTGGTTCATCCTGGCCGGCCTGGTGGGCTTCGCCTACCTCATGCCGACCTTCTTCGACCGTCTGGGCGACCGGGTGCAGGGCAAGGCACCTGGCGTCGAGGCCAAGAGCGCCAGCCCGGGCAAGCCCATCCCCCGCGCCGAGCTGGGCCACGAGCCGACGCCAGCCGTCGCTACACCGCCAGACGCCTTGGCGGCGGCCGGTGAGCGCAAGGGCGTCAGCGGCTGCATCGCGCAGGGCACGCGCTGCCAGTGCTTCGGCACCGACGGCAATCCGGTGGATCCAATGCCCCAGCTCTGCACCAGCATGGCCCAGCCGGCCCGCTCCGAGGTCGATCTGCTGCCCGACTCGCCCCGCGTGGTGGCGGCCAGCGCAGACGACCTGGACATGCGCCGCTTCATGCTCAGCCAGCGGGGCCCCGTGAGGGCCGAATAGGCCCGTCCCGCGCAGCGGGCAGGGGTCGGGAGTATGAGGGCGAAGCGCCTCATGCCAGCATCTGCAAGCCAACGGCCAGACG